CTCAGATTGATATGGAATACGACACAATGATATTAGGTCATTGGCATCAATTAATCCAGCTAGAACGCCTTATCGTCAATGGTAGCCTTAAAGGTTACGATGAGTATGCTTATGCTAATAACTTTGGCTTTGAGCCACCACGCCAGGCATTATGGATTACCCATCCTGAACATGGTTTAACATTTAGTATGCCTGTATATGTTGAAAGAAAACAAAAACAGCCTAATAAAGAATGGATTACTTGGAAGTGAAACTGACTCCCGCAATCCTTCGTAACTTATATAGCGCAATGGTATGTTGCACTCCTTTTAATGGGTGGGATATGCCTTTGCCAGAACAAGTAAAATTTATTGTTGATGCAGACCCTGAAGCGATGGGCACATACTTGCATGATGACGGGGATTGGGAACACATAGTCACAGTATCAGAAGCTCGCTGTGGGCATCTTTACACAGTTATGACAACGCTATGCCATGAGATGATTCACATGAGCAGAGCTAACACAGTTACTCACGCCTGGACAAAGCACGATGCTACATTTAAGCGCAGAGCAAAACGAGTCGCTACCGAATTAGGTTTTGACCCTTTGGAACTCTAACGAATCTTTTGTAATACCAATTCAAGCAATTCTTCTTCTGTAGTAGAGTACTCTCGCTCAAAGCGTTTGCGACCCATTCCGTGAATACTGGTATTTGCGTCTCTATGGTGGTAGGGGCATAAAGGGATAACAGGGGCATCACTTCGTTTACCAGCTCGTCTAATGTGATGTATCTCTGCTGGAGTCCCTTCATTGCCTTGTTTGTAACAAAGGATGCAGCCAAATCTCGTCAAGCGATCAAAATGCGCTTTTTGAGCTTTAGTGGACACTTTTCGTGCTAGTCCAATCTTCTAATTCTTGCGCTGATTCTGTTATAGAACAAGCAATTAAATAAGCTTGTGAATATTTACCTTTAAGTACCGCTTCGTGATAGTGTTTGATGAATGAGTTAAGTTTAAGAATAATGTCTGCATAATCGTTCATCGAGTAACTCTTTCTATTTGTCTGTTGTTAGCTTGTTCTGTGCGCCAAGTTTCCCATCTCATCTTAGCGGCTTCTAATTGCCATTTTAATGCTTCTGCTTGTTCGGTTGCTGCTCCAATACCCTTGCATAATTCTTGATACTCAGGGCTAGAGTACGCCTCTCGTTCTTGCGCTCCTAGTGATTGTTCACTAGACTGCTTCATCTTAATTGCTTTAAGACTATGTTTGTACGATTCCAACTCTGCTAATTGGCCCTTAGCTTTTGCGTATTTTGGAGCGTTATTATAAATAAACTCTACTGCATCGTTTGGGTTGTATTCTTTCATTTTAGGGCCATCCATAAACCAACTTGTGCAAAAGAATAACCCAGCCAAATCATAGCGTTTGGTATAGAGCCTTTACGTAATTGCAATACGCCTACCATCAAATATCCAAGCCCTGTTGCTGCGATAATGGTTTTTTCCAACACTTGTATTCCCCCCTATTTCCTAGTTCGTATTGCGTTTTAAAATCTTTAAGTAATGCTTCTGGTAACTGGTGCTTTGAAATATACAATCTAAACTTAGCCAAACCCCACTCTGATCGCCATTTACATAGCTGGCGCACTCCTGCTTTATGTATTGCCTCTAGATCGAAGTTCCCGCTGTTTGATGACATAATCCTTCATTTCATAATAGCTGTTAAAGCGGGCCAATTTAGGGTCTTTACCACATTCAATTCTATACGCTTCTTCAATCTGATCGTTAGTTATTAACGGATTTTTCTTTTGTGTAATAACTGATTCTGAAACCCACTCAGCTTTGAATCCAGCCCAACCTCTTTCGCAACACATCTGCATTACATCAGAGAGGGACATTTTAGCCTTATCTGCTTCTCGCTGTAATCCTTTAAAAGCAGTTTCAGTCCATTTAGCTTTCTTGGCTTTGCGAACTTCTAAGAAATCTTTAAACAAAGAATCAGATACACCTTCAGGTGTTTTTAATTGGTTCTTGGTTAATGGTTCTTGGTTCTTGGTTTGCATTGGGGGGTGTTTAGGGGGGCTATCGCCACCCTTTGCCCACCTCTTTTCAGCCCCTTTGCGACCCCCATCTTGCATGGCCTTGTATTTGGCTAATTCTTCGTCAGCTCGTTTGCTATGGTAATAACCATCTTCGCCCTCATAAAAAAAATCGCCCAAAATCATAATTACTGTTTCAGGAGTAGTTCTTGCCAATCTAGCTATTGTTTGTATATCTGGCGGAAAAGGTTTTTCATTGAGGTAATACCAATCCATCATTCTTCGATAAGCAAGGTCTTCTTTATCGTTTAAATGGCTTGTGTGGGCGAGATAATCGCCAATGTGGAAGGGGTAAAAATTCACTTTATTCCTTTGTCAAAGGTAGTCAAAAGGGTGGACTGGGCAGATCGGTGACTAATCGACTTTTCGGTTGCGAACCTAGCCTGTCCATAGAGTTTACTACAGCTTATTTCTTTTTAGTTTGTTGTTTTTTTACAACAGTTTTCTTTGGAATAGTGTCCAAAACGCTTGAAACATGAAACATCTCCCCGTTACGTTCCATCATTATAGCTTCTACCAAAGTGCAAGTCATTCCTTGCTGGACAAGAAAATGCAAGCCTTCCCTGTCGTAATGCACATGGACTTCGGCTGATCCATCTTTGTTTTCTTTAATTTTCTTAATTAAAATTTCCATTAGTGTTGTCCATTAAAAGCAACTGGGCCAAGCGCATTTAACAAATCACGATGCGCTTTAACTTCGTTAGTTAAAAAAACAATTCGTTCTTGCAAAACTTTAATTTCTAAATCTGCTTGTTTAAGCATATCTACTAACATTTCTTCTCTGTTCATAATAATTCAGGCCAAATTAGATGCCAGGATTGAGGAAATAAATCCTTGCGTGTGATTAAACCATGCGACTCCTTTTCAAGAGTTGCCCCTAATACTGCAAAGTGTGCTGCTGGAATGTTGTTTTTTCGCCACATTGATACAGCGTGAGGTGAAACGCCTACTAATTTAGCCACTTTTGTAGTACCCCCAAGCAGATCAATAATTGCCGAATCTGTGATTTTTAGCTTCATTCAGGAATCTTACACCATAAGTAATTATTTTTGCAAAGGTATTGACAAGCCTATCAATTTGCTTACAATCAGTGTTATAGCAACTTCGCTATGTCATTTAAGGGGAATTTAAATGGATGAGTTGTATCAAGTTATGACCGAAATGGAGCAACGCTTGGAATTAGCGTTAGACAACATGGAATACGGCACAGAACTGTCGCAAGACGATGTAGATGTAATTCGTGCTGCTTGCGGTAAACCAAACAACAAGCGCAACAATCTATTGCAATCCGTGTTTGATGATTTTGGTAAAGTTTTTGGGGGAAATCATGCAAAGTGAATCAATAGCTAATTTAGCTAAAGCCTTGTCAATCGTGCAAGGAAAATTAACATACGCAAAGAAAGACTCAGAAAACCCATTTTTTAAATCTAAGTATGCAGATTTAGAATCAGTATGGGATGCGTGTCGTGATTTATTGTCAGCAAATGGACTAGCAGTAGTTCAGTTACCTGGCGAATATTTTGAAGGCACAATGGCCCTTACAACAATTATTACGCATAGCTCTGGCGAATGGATTAGTCAACAGATGTCTTTGCCTGTAACTAAACCTGATGCACAAGGAGCTGGCTCTGCGCTTACCTATATGCGTAGATATGCTCTTGCAGCAGTAGTTGGCGTAGTGCAAGCCGATGACGATGGCAACGCAGCTTCTGCGCCCAAGCAAGTTAAATCAAGTTCAACAATGAAGTCTGTAGCAGAAGATATTTTATAAGGGGAAACACATGGCATATACACCAAAAGAAGGTTCAGGAAGTCTTTTCAAAAATGAGCGTAAGGCTTCTGAAAACCATCCTGACTTTACTGGAACAATTATGGTCAACGGCAAGGAACATTACTTATCTGCCTGGACTAAGACTTCCACTAAAGGATCAAAGTTTCTTAGCGTATCAATCGGCAAAGAAAAAATCCCACAAGGATTTAAACCAGCAGGATCAGACGAGTTACCAAAGGATGATCCGTTTATAGATGATAGTACCCCGTTCTAAAGGAGAACACTATGCAGAATCAAATTAAGAATCTTATTACCGAAAGTTCCAAGTTAAGCTGGCAACCAGTTGGCGTAGATGAAGAACAGCAACTCATTAGTTTTAAACCTGAAGATTTGTTGTCTGTGATTAAAGCGGTTCTGCACGTTGCTGCCGATATGTGCGAAAACTATTATGATTCAGAGCGTATTATTAACTATGCACAAGGAATTAAATGAGTTGCCAAGTATGTAAATTTTTTGTATTCAATCAAAATGATATGATGGGAGCTTGTAAGCTCAATCCTGTGGTTGTTAATAAAATGCCTCAGGACTGGTGCGGTCAAGAGATTCCAAAAGAATATGAAGAATTTGTTGCTCCAAAGGCTACAATCGTTGCCCAAGAAACAACATACGATATAAACACGGATGCAGTAAAACCAAAAAGGGGAAGAAAAAATGCAGGAACAAAAGAGTGAAAATGGACATTGGTATGATAAAGACGGAAACCCGTTCTATACCATTGAGCGATCCGATGGCAAAGGGATGCGAAACACCACTTTGCGAGATGCAAAGAAACTGGGCCTATTACCGAGCGTTACTACCATTTTGTCGGTGGCGGCAAAACCTGGACTCCAGAATTGGCTTCAGCAGCAGGCTATCCTTGCAGCCTTAACACTACCACGCAATGAGGGCGAGTCTGAGGAAGATTACCTAGACCGAGTTCTTAACGACTCTAAGGCACAAGGCAGAGATGCAGCCGACAGAGGAACACAGATACACGGCATTTTAGAGGCTTATTTCAGCCAAGTTTTACTGCCTGAAGTACCTGAATATTGCAAGAACGCAGATAACGCCTTAAAAGCCTCGTTTGGCAATCGTTTATGGGTTACTGAGAAGTCTGGTAGCCATGAGCTAGGCTTTGCTGGGAAAGTGGACTTACACGCTAAAGGCGATAAAGTTAAGGGCATAGTCCCCGTAGTTGCAGATTTCAAGACAAAAGAAGTCCCCTTAGAAAAGGTCGTTCCATACGAGGATCATATCATGCAGTTGGCTGCCTACCGAGAACTCTTGGGGCTTTCGGATGCTAGGTGCGCTATTGTCTTTGTCAACGGATTGACCAATGAAGTCAAGGTATGCGAGATTGAGGAAGCGGAGTTGCAAAAGGGCTTAAAATGCTTTTTCCATTTGCTACGTTTCTACCAAATAAAAAGCGGATTGGTCGTATAATATTCATTGGGGCTGGGTTGGTGATCCCCCGCCAAAATTCCTTCCGTGAGGTCTCAGCCCCACCTTAATGTTGCTTTTACGCAACTCAGGGTTTTCCTTAGAAAATATTGTTTGCGTTTTGTGGCATACAAAATTATTATTTTTATATCAGGTCACTGACACTATTCGGCACAGGCTATAGGAAGCGACATGTATACAAAAAGACTTTGACCTGATACTTTTTAACTTAGGGGGAATTATGAAAACAGCAATTATTGAATGGGTAGGCGTAATACTGCTTGGTCTAATCTTGGGCGCAATGTTTGGATTGGGGTTCTAAATGGAACAAATCCACGAATTTGAAAGCCCAGACTTTGCACAATACAAGTGTTACAAAATGGGCGGGATATTGCATATTCCTCATTATGTAAAGCCTGGTGTCTATGTAGCTCCTTGCATAAAAATTGTTAACCAATTTGGTCGTAGCGAATATCCAGCTCGTTATTTTTACAAGCATGAGCTATTAGCAATGGGTGCGGTAGAGGTTATGGAAACCCTATGGAAAACTACAGCGAGAGACTCAAAATGAACGCTTATAAATTAGCCGAGGAATTGCAAAGAGCAATAGCTGACAATATGACCGATTTGGTATGTGTCCAAGACGCAGCTACCTTGCTTAGAAAACAAGCAGATGATATTGAATATATGCAAGAACAGTTTGATAGGGCTATTGACTTTCTAGCTAAGTGCAACGGCTGGAGCAAGAACAAGTGAACGCAAATGAAATAGCTGATAAATTAGAGCAAGGTCATTGGGAAGGTGGCACAAGAGAACAAGCAGCCACCATGCTACGCCAGCAACAAGCTGAATACTATTCTTTACTTGTTAATCACGACAAACTTTATGCAAAAGTAGTAGAGCAACAAGCTGAAATACAGGCGTTGAAAGGCGACGGAAAAGTATGTGCAAGATGCGGTGCCATTGCTTATGACCCTGTTATTACACAGACAGCAAAGACACTAACAGATGAAGAAATAATTGAAATTTGGAGTGGCATGGAAACTGACACAGGCGAACAAAACATTATTTTTGCTAGAGCAATACTAAGAAAGGCACAAGAGAAATGAGTGCAACCACTACTTACTACGCAAGAGTCCCTAAACTTATATGGGAATGGATTGAAGTTGATGCTTTAGTTGGCGCTGATGTATGGGAAAAATATCCAGCAGCTTCTGATGTATTGCATTGGACTGAGTATGAAGAATTAGAAGGAAAGGCACAAGAGAAATGAACGCAATTAAAGGTTTAATTTTGACTGTAATATTAGTTATTTGCGTGTATGGTTCTGCGGTTATTGTTGGTGGTTGGGTAGGGTTTGCTTATGTTGCTTATGTAAATGTAACTTCTATTTTACTTGGAAAGGCACAAGAGAAATGAGCTATGAACACTTTGTAAACAATTACCAAAGATGGTTAAAAAGCCCTAGAACGCTATCTGAGGCTGTCAAAGATACTGAGTATTGCTCTGCTATTACTAGACCCAAAGAAAGCGAATATGGGCTTTTAGGAGCTGTTTTAGGAGCATTAGCGTTTGTAGCTATATTCGGTTATGGATTTTGGCTGACTATTGGGCGGTATGCTTAAACCTTTTAGCCAAGAGCTACATAATATTTATGATGCCCCAGCTCGTAGAGCAGTAACGAGTTGGGCGCAGATGAAATGGGGCTTAAAAGTTGAAGAAAACCCTAATCGCTATGGAGTTGACTTAATCTGCTTTCGATCAGGTTCTCCAGTTGGTGCGCTTGAGGTAGAAGTTCGGCAATCAGGTTTTGATCTACATCGTAGTATTCACGTAGGGCAGCGCA